ATTGCGCATCGCAAGATCCATTGGATTGTCAATCTCGAATCTGTGCGAAAGCTGGAAACGGTTCAGAATCATCAGCTGAACGCGGATGTAATTATCAAATCTGTACAACTCATCCGATACAGATCCACCGGCAAACAAAGACGTGTGATCACCCCAGGTGTGATAAACGCCGTTCCCGTAATAGATGTAAGAACAGATGCCATCGGCGCTCAATTCGGTTGCTGTTGCTTCTGGTAAATCGACATCGTGAACAGCTCGCGTCTTAACCGTTACGACAGCGGACGAAACATTCGCCGCGCCGGTCTTGAATTTGAGCGCCAAAACACCATTGTGATTGACCAGCGAGGGATCTACAATTTCGCCAGATGTAACGGTTATGTCTGCAATATAGTATTCGACATCATCCTCAAACGGGACATCGGTTCCGCTCACTTCAAGATCTTCTGTTATGTAGTTTGTTTGTGAAGCCGTTGCGCTGATTCCGTCACAAACACGCTTTCCATCTTCATAAATTACAACGCCGCGAATGCCAGGGATCGGCAAATTGCCGCCGCTTCGGCCTGGCGCGTTGTAGTCTGCATCACTTTTCGCCTGTAAACATGCACGGATTGCGGCGCCGGAAACGGTATAACCGCCGCTTGTCCGGACGTGCCCCCAAACCGCCAGCGCATGACCATCAGCAAGCACCTTGTCATCGATAATTGTATCTGCTTGTGCAACGTTTGATGGTTCAATAATTTGATCGCCCGAATCGTTGGCGAGATCATACATTAAGAACGATTGCCAATGACCAGCTGCCTTCTTTGCAATTGCATCAAGCGCTGCGATTACACCGTCATCATCAACAGAAGGTGCACAAAGGATGTTAACTGCGGTTGGGTTGTCCTTTAATAGCTTTTCGATCGCATACACGCCAAGATATTCAGATGCATCGCCAAGATAATCATCCTCATCAAAAATCATATCATGCGAAACGGGAATCATGTAAACCTTGCTGATTCCTGCGATCTGGAATGCAGCGATCGCGGCCTCGCTCAAATTGTAACCGTCTCCAGGTTCACCACCAAGTTTTGACTTATAATCTCTCATCGATGTGATCAAAACCGGCTTGTTCAGATCGCCGGATTTGCTCGCACCAACAAAGATCACGTTTGTTTCAGTTGATACAGGTGTTGCACCGATACTTGCAACAAGCTGCGCATCAACCCCATATAATTCAGTTGCCATAAAATCGGCCCTCCCTGCATTTATAGCATGCTTTCAAGTTCAGTATTCGGTAAAGATTCAATGATCTTTTTAACGTCTGATTCAAAAGATACGGTGCATTCAGCGTATGGAAAAGAATCCAAATACGGAGAAGGCGTCTGTAGCTCAACGTTTGATATATCGTGATCGGTGTTTCCCATCCGCTTCAATGCAAGGTAAACTTGTTCAGCGAGTATCAAACAATATTTGTAGAGTTCAGACCGAACCCTCGCCGTGTTTATGTCATCGCCGTTATTGTACTCATAAACATCCGGTTCATTCTGCAAAGACTTTGTAATTTCCTTGTCCTGCAATGCAGCATTGCAAACGCAGACATGAACCAAATATTGCGCAACGCCTTGATCATCCACGCTCAAAAGCTGAACACAAATCGCTGGCGTGTGCAACGGCAATCCATCCGACAAATCATCGTAAGTGAATGCATAAACAACGGGCTTTGATTCGTTGTAAGTCTGTGTTGAATCGCTGCTTTTCCACCTGAACGTCAAATCGTTCATGCGATCTTGCAATGATTCCACGATCTGTTCTGTGCGAACTATTAACGACATTATCGAACCTTCCCGCGTTCAAGCGATAAAACGACCAATCCGCGAACGGTTGCCGCATCTATGATTTTATATGCCACCGAATCGACATAAATGATTGCATTCTTTTTCAAGCAAGCCGAAAATGATGCATCTTTTGGATCAATGAAATAAAGCGTGAAACTGAAAGCGTTCAAAGGCGATACGTCACTAGTAAACTGTATGTCTGCGGCTTGCAAAGACGCATAGAGCGTTTTTTTTATGCTGCCGCATTGAATTACAGTTTTACGGGTAAAATCACGAAATTCGTTCATAATGAACGATAGATCGCTTTCAACTATATCGCCTAAACGCTGCATGGTTCCCCCAATTAGGTTGCCGTGCCAAGCGAAACCCAGCGCCAAATTGAACGCGGCGAGGGTAACGGATTGGATGCACAACGCACTTCCACTCGCTCTTTATCCTGATTGATAAAGACATAGACAAGGTATTTTCCAACGATCTGCTGAATTGCCTGTGCATTGCGATCAACAATGCGCATTGGGTTTGGCAATGATGCCGCACCGCAAAGCGTTCTGCCGCAATTAGGAGCAAGAACGCAACAGAAATTATCCGGCAGATACAGATGCCAGCCCGAACTATCTTTGTATCCGGCATTGTAGGTGATAAGATTCAGCACATGACCGTTAAACTGTGCCTGACCTACGCATTTTGCGCCCTCAATTTCTTCACTGAACAAACCATTTACATTGCCGTTTGCAATGGCTGTATAATGGAATTGATCAACAAAACCGCCATTCGGCCCAATCATAGCGGCGCGCAAATATCCCCACATCTTTTCAGACATAAGAAGATCCACCGCCTCGCTGCCGTGTGTGACAAGCGCTGTTACCATGTCACATACATCTTTGTATGGATCGGCTGAATTCGCACCGGTTCCAGTTCCATCCCAATTCTTTGTTGCTGTTCCGCTGCCGTCAAAGCCCTTGCCAGGGATCACAATCTGCGGATTTGTTGCACCACCGGTTGAATCAAAGTATTCAACATCGATTGTAATTTGTGTAGAATCAGTTGGGCTTGTATCCATAGTAAATTGGATCGCGTTATCCTGCAACGCAGAAACGCAAAGAAGCTCAATAGATCGGCTTGCACGGTTGATCACACGCGCAGCTTTGATCCTTAAAAGCGCGTCCTGTGCATCAGCGTGGGACGGCGAAAGATCGTTGCGGCAAAGCGATTCAAACAGAATGCGGTCTTTATCGGCAGTATCGATTGTGTCCATCACGCCAACGCGAGGCGGGATCACGTTCTGTGCGAAATAAGAAGTGGTATTTCCGTCAACATATCCACGCGAAACAAAGGCGCCGCGCTCAAAATCGCCATTGTCGAAATCGAATGTTACAGATTTCGCGTCGAAAAGATCTTCCGGTTCATTGGTTGGAAAGTATCTTTCCTGCAAAAGTTTTGGCCGCTTATCTTCGACCAAAAGCATACGCGGCTGTGCGGTCTGATCATAAACAGAAATAGTTGCACCCATGTTTTCACCCTCCAAAATTGTTGTTAGTCGTTACCCACAAACCGTTCAAGATTTGGGTATTTCTCATTCATACGTTCAAGTTCTGCTTTGGGATTCTCAACCGGCGATTTAATGACCGAATCGGTTGATACGCAAGGCTTTGAAACGTTTGCAACACGATCATAAATGGCTTTTAAGCGTGCGTTATCACGTCTATCACCGCCGCATTCTGCGTTCATTTCTTCAATCTTGCGCAGGCGTTCGCCATATTCATCAAGACGTTCAACGATGCGTTCAAGTAATTCCTCAACCGAAGGCTGCCGGGTTTCCTCTTTTTTCACTTCCTCTTCTTCAATGATTTCCTCACCATTGGCGGGATCTAACTTTTTTTCCTCATCCATGCTTTTTTCTCCCTTTGCACAGGTTGACAAATATTTGGCGCATAAAAGCGCCTGTTCCCTATCGTTTTGGGCATTAAAGATACTATCAATAAGCCCAATTTCCAATGCTTCATCAGCGGTAAACCAACGATCTTTTTTTAAAGATTCTTCATCGTAATCCGGTAAACGCTTCTTTATGACGGCGAGCTGTGCCGCATTTGCAATCGCGATCCCTTCATCCTTCCTTCCTTCCGGATTCCATGCAGAATGAATCATTATCGCCGCTGTGGATGCCATCTCAATCACATCACATGCAAGAACGATATCAGCTGCACTGGATGCCGCAAGACCATAGACACGCGCAATAAACCGCGTCCCCTGCGATTGTGCTTCTTGAATCTTTTGAAACACCGCGTTACCGTAAAAAACAAGCCCGCCGTGAGATGTGATCTCTATGATGATTTCTGATTCTTTTGGCGTTCTATCGATGAATGATGAAAAATCATACATCGTGCGTTCGTCGATATCGCTGAATATTTGATATTTGTAGGTTTCCATTTCTAAACCTCTGTAACTTCAACATCTTTGGTTGGCTGCTCGACTGTTCCGGTTGCCTTGTGTCCATAAAGCGCCATCGCCGCTTCATCCCTCGTTACAAGTCCCAATTGAATCGCTTTTGTCCATGCGTCCAGCTCTTTTGTTGGATCCAAGCACAAAGCGGTTGGGGCTTGCCATTGAGAAGTTAAACCAGCAATTTTTGATAGTTCAAAATCGCCGGTTTCATCATAGCAAAATTGTTCAAACACTGGACGCACAAAATTATCAATGAAGAATCCGCGATATCGTTTAAATACTCGATTTGCTTCAAGCACTGAACCACGTGCGCTCGAATATGTGCCGTCGTAATTACACGCCAACACTTGCAACGGAATTCCGATTGCAC